AACTTTTAGAAAGCATTGGAAACAGTGCTTTCATTAAATTTATTTCATATTTATTTATCATAGGGTATTGCAATTTAAGAATTTCGTGATACTATGTCCTCCTTGATTCAATAAACAACGGAGAAAAGAATTATGCCTAAACAAGCAATTAACGTAACAGCAGTTGATCCTATCCAATTTGTTCAGCGTCTGCTTGAGCTTGGTAAACAAGGTGCAACTCTGAAAGAAAAAACATTCCCCCGTCTTAAAGGGCTTCCTTACGCTGTTCAACTTGAGATTGAAGTTGAAGGCAGTCAAGAGCTTCCCAAAGCTCCGGGTGTAAATCCTCTCCCCGTCCCTCTGGCTGAGAAAGTTTTCACTAAAGAAGAGCTGGAAGCAATGGATTGGGATGAATTCAAAAAGGCTCTTAAAGCTGTAGGTATTGGTGGTCGTGATCGTGATCTGATGACAACTAAGTATCTTAAGCAGATTGAAGAAAAGACTGCTGAGTAAAAGTTTTGGTGAACCGTAAGTCCACCGGAAACAGTTAAGATTGTACTAGGCTGTGGTGGCAGGACACCTCTTTGATTAGAGGTGTAATATGGAAGAAATTTGGAAAGACATTGAAGGTTTTTCATATCAGATTAGCAATCTTGGTAAGATAAAGAGTCTTGGTAGGTATATACCTTATGTAGATAGTAGGTCTGGAAAGCAGTGCAAAAGATGGGCTAAAGAGACTATTCTTAAAAGCTCTGTTGGTACATCTGGATATCCAACCACACATATTTATACTGACGAGCCTGTTCGCCACACTGTAATGATACATCGGTTGGTCGCAAAATATTTTATCCCTCCTGTAGAAGGAAAGGATTACGTCAACCATATAGATGGTGACAAAACAAATAATAAAGCTACTAATTTAGAGTGGGTTTCATTTTCGGAAAATGTAGAACACGCTATAGAGAATGGGTTGCTAAGGAATTGTGGAGAGGACAACGTATTCTCCAAATTAACAACTGATGAAGTTAATCTTATTATTGCACTGAAATCTGACGATAGTTCGTGCTGGTCTCACGCAAAGTTAGGTAAGATGTTCAATGTAAGTCCTTCCACAATAGGCGCTATTCTGAATGGTAAATCTTGGAAGAGAGCTATAAAGAATAGAGGTAAACCAATTGAGTAAAAAAGAGAAAGTGGTCGTAATTGGCCCCGCTTCTGATTTTCAAGAGAAATACTTAAACTCCGACGCCCAGATTATGCTGGTCGGCGGCGCGGCTTAACTTTTACCGGGTCGCGTTAAACCCCTTTAATTGCTGGAACTCTCCCTGAGACGATCAGCAGCCAAGCTTGAGTGGATACACTCTTGAAGGTTCAGAGACTAGTCGAAAGACGTAGGGTTCAAGCGAACTCGAAACGGGGGGCAACTTTACAGTTGAAGATATAGTCCGATTCTCCCAGCGATGGGAGGAGGTGTAGCGAACCTCTAAAGATTTTGGGTAGTTCTAAAAGTTACATTGGCCTTATGCGCCACCTTCGCTTTTGCCACGATCCTAACTACAAAGCCTATTGTATCCGTAAGAACTCCAGTGCCATTATGGCTTCTGGTGGTTTGTTTTGGGAAGCAGTCAAGTTATATACGCAGTATGATCCAAAACTTAAAGTCAAGCTTAAGGATCAGAAGTTGGTGTTCAGTTCGGGTGCTGAAATAAGCTTTTCTCACTACGAGAACGACACTGCTGCAAAAAAATACCAAGGTATTCAAATTTCAAACATTTTTTATGACGAAGTAACTCACGCTGACAACGAAGAGCAACTTTGGTGGCTATGGTCTCGTTTGCGATCTGATGCCAAAAATATCCATTCTATGTGGTGGTCTTGTAACCCCGATTATAGTAGTTGGGTTCTGAAGTATGCAATGTGGTGGCTCTATCCAGAAGGGCACCCACTGGCGGGTCGTCCAGACCCAGAAAAGAACGGAGTAATTAGATATCTTCTTCGTATTGCTGGCGATCTTGTATGGGGTGATACCAAAGAAGAGCTTATCGAAAAGTATGGAAATCCTGAACTTCCTGCTGACCACGAAGACCAAGTAAAACCAATTAGCTTCCAAGGTCTTTTTGGAACTATTGACGATAACCCTCCGTTAAAAAAATCAAACCCTCTCTACAAAAGCAACCTTGAAGCTCTACCAAAGCTTGATAGGGAACGTCTTCTGCACGGGAATTGGTTTGCTAGGCCAGAAAACTCAACGTATTTTGACCGCGCTAATGTAGTTGAAATTACAAGTGCTCCGCATGAAAGTGAGTTTACTCGGATAGTGAGAGCCTATGACTTTGCTGGAACACTTCCTCACGATGGTAACAGAGAGACCGACTATTTTGCATCTGTAAAGATGGGAAAATTGAAGAGCGGTAATTACGTTATTCTTGAAGTTGTGAGAACTCGTATTACTTTCGGTGATTGGGAAGGTCACATCTTAGAAAACGCTTCTCGTGATGGGAGAAAAGTTGAAATCATCCTTCCAGAAGACCCTAACGCTGCTTCTCGTGCTGCAACATCGCTGTTAGCAAGGTCGATTGTAGAGGCTGGGTATGTAGCAAAAACAAGGCGTTCCAGCATGGGTAAGCTTGATTCCTTCAGACCTTTCGCCGCTGCTGTTGAGTTGGGATTGGTGCAAGTTCTTAAAAACTGCGCCACAGACCTTTGGAATAAAATTGACAACAATAATGACTTCTTTTATTCGGAGTTGGAAGCTTTCGATGGTAAACGTCGATCAGGCGCTCTAGGCCACGACGATATGTGTGACTCCTGTAGCCTCGCTTTCGTATTCTTGGCTCAAAAATTCCAAATCCCCAACTTCGCATACGGCCTAAAAAATATAGACCTCTCATCTAACAACCCCTTTGTAAGCTAAGGAGAATAAATGGCTGAAGAAAATGAAAGCTCCTTAGCTTTGTCTCAGGGAGCTAATGATATTCCCCCTCTACGACTCGGAGAACAAGGATTCAACGGACTCTATGTCGTAGGTGGGATTCCTTACGAAGAGTGTCAACGAGAGCTTAGTTTCCCACAAAGCATCAACACATTCAAGAAGATGGCAAAGGATGGCACTATCGCCCCTGCCTTGAACCTTGTAGAGATGATGATTGCTCGTGTACCGTGGGAAGTCAAGATTCCCAAAGGATATGAAGTAGAGCTTAAAGACAAAGCTGAATTCCTCCGTCAATGCATGAATGATATGGAGCATAGCTGGGGAAGCTTTATTCGTCAATGTGTAAGCTTCAATCGCTATGGCTTCTCTGTTCACGAGAAAGTATATCGTAAGCGGCTTAAATCAGCAGGCTCTAAATACAACGATGGTTTGATTGGTCTTAAGAAGCTGCCTATTCGGGCACAAGATACAATCGTAGGGTTTGAGTGGAAGAACCAAGGGCGTGAGCTTAGCGGTGTGTGGCAAGCTGTTGTGAAGCCTACAGGGCTTGAGCAGTCTACATACTTCGGTCCCTACATGATGCAAGATGCGATCTTTGGTGATAAGACGCTCATCCCTCGCAAGAAATTCATGCTGTTCCGTAACGGCAATCTGAAGGATGATCCACTTGGGACAAGTCCTCTGATTGGTGCATACGAAAGCTGGAAATACAAGAAGTCCCTTGAACAAGTAGAAGCACAAGGTATTGCTCAGGACATTCATGGTTTCAAGGTGTTGTATATTCCGCCTCGCTATATGGCTGAAGATGCTTCCCCTGAAGATCAGGAAGTTTATAAAGTTTACCAGCACATGATGCGTAACATCCATGTTGGTAAGCAGAGCGGTATGATCCTCCCTCAAGTGGTGGATGAAAACGGTAGCGAATACTTCAAGTTTGACGTTGTGAATGTTCAAGGCAGTAAGTCGTATGATTCTGCTGCCATTATCCAACGTTATGCAAACGAGATTCTAACTTCCCTGACCGCTGACTTCCTTGTCCTTGGACAATCTGGTGGTGGTTCCTACGCTCTGTCAGAAAGCAAGATTAGCGTTTCTGAAACGGCTATTGAAGCAAAGCTTGTAGAGATTCAGGACCAACTTAATCACGATCTTATCCCTCAGTTGTTTGCCTTGAATGGTTGGGCTGTAGATGTAATGCCTTACTTCCAGTTTGGTGAAATCTCCAAGACTGATCTTGATGTACTGTCTAAGTTTATTCAGCGTTGTGCATCTACTGGTATGTTGCCTAAGACTCCAGAAGTTGTTCAGTGGATTTGTGAACAAGCTGGTATTCCTTATAGCCTTGATGAAGATATGGATCGTGAAGAGTTCCTGTCGATGTTGACAGCTTACGAATCCTCTTCAGGTGAAGGAATGGAAGAAGGAACTAGCGGTAACGGTACTGCAACTAGTGCGGTTGATCGTGACACTTCAATTGCAAACTCGGAGAACACTTAATTGGAAAAGAAAGACTTTATTGAAAGCCTGTCTCAGCTTATTGAGAAGTTCTTCGGGGGTTCGCAAGAACAAGAAGTTCCCGTCGAGCAAATCACAAAGTCTGTAGACGAAGAGAAACGACTGGCACTGTTTGTTGTACTTGAACCTCAAGAAGGTGATCTTACTACAGACCTCCACACTGATACATACACAGCAGAAGAAGTGGAGAAGGCTTGCCATAACTTCAACTCTCACTGCTCCAAAGCAAACCTGTTCCATAAGGTTGAGACTGAGGAAGCAAAGATTGTAGAAAGCTACATTGCTCCTGTTGACTTTAATCTCGACGGTAAGACGGTGAAGAAAGGCACTTGGCTTCAGTCTTGGTATTTCCCTGAAACTGAAGTTGGTGATCTTCTCTGGAAAGCTGTTAAAGCTGGTGAGATTAATGGAGTTAGTGTTGGTTGCCGAGCTAACGTCGAGGTATTGAATGACTGATAAAATGAAAAAGGCCACACGAAAACTTACAGACTTTAACTTCGATTACGAAGGTGCCCATGTAGCGCTGGTTGGTCCATCTGTAGGTGGTGCAGCTAACGGTCACACCACTCTCCTGACTAAAGCTCTTAATGCCACACAAGAAGAAGTAGAGAAAGCCTCCGAAGTTCAAGTAACCATGAACATTGTGGACTTCCTTATTAAGTTCTTCGACCTCTGGTATGAAGATGCTTTGGTGCTGGCTAAAGTGTTTGGTTACGATGTGGGTGATGCTGATTACTCTTTTGAAGATTCAGCTAAATCATACAACGATTACTTGCAAGAGCGTGTAGATGCAATTCAAGTAATGAAGTCTGTAGTAATTGATAAAGAGATTGATGAGATTAAGAAAGCTGTAGCTGATTTGTCTACTAAAGACATTCTCTCCATTCTTAAAGCTCAGGAAATCTTTGAAAAGAATTATGAGAGCGTTGTTGGTTCTCTTAATGAGTCCTCTTGCGTAAAAGCAGAGGGCGTAACCGCACCATCCGGTGCAAATTCTCCCTCCGTGGATATTGTCAAACAAGAAGAGGACTCAATGTCTGAATTTATCTCCAAGGCTGCACACGATGTAGCTGTACAAGAAGAAGTTGCCAAGGCGGTTGGTGTTGTTCAGGCCGAACTCGTTAAGGCTCAAGAAATCATCAAGCAATTTGAACAAGAAAAAGCTGAGACTATCCTCAAAGCTCGCAAAGCCGCCATCGCTACTGTTGAAGCTGACGAAGCTGCTGCTGAAGAACTCCTGAAGAGTCTTGAAGCTGTTCCAGAAGAAACTTTTGAAGCTGTCATTAAGGCACTGAAAAAGAAAGAAGAGAAAGTGGAACAATCTGACCTGCTGAAAGAGCTGGGTAGTAACGGTCGTGAAGCAGTGACCGAAGCTCCTGTAGAAAACAAAACTGCTGAACTCCTCAAGAAACAATTTGAAAAAGGTGCTAAATAATGCCTCTCGTTACTCGTAATTTCCGTCAACTGTCTGATCTGGTTCTGCATGAAAATGATCCGTGCGTAGGTCAGTCCCGCGAAGTCATCTTCGTTGACGTTGCTGCTGATACCGTCCTGCCGATGGGCGCCGTTGTTTATCGTGCCAAGGCTGCTACCGACACCGCTTATGCTCCTCTGAGCGCTGCTGCTCAACTGGTTACCACTAACGAGTTCGGCATTGTATTTGGCGATCATTACGGCTGCAAAGCTGAAGTCACCGTTCTGGCTGCTGACACTGTAGACAACGCTGTTGCCTTTGTTCGCGGTCCGATCCAAATCAAAGACTATCTGGTTGAAGAGTTCGCTACTGGTGGTGATACCCCGATTCTGAACGCTACTCAGTTTGAATCGCTGCGTCATCTGCTCAAAGCGCAGAACGTCATTCTCGAAACCACCGTTTAAGAAGTCCTGCTTCTTTTTAATTGAATAATTGGAGTTTTAATTAATATGCCTCTTTCGTATAATCCGCAGGATTTCAACCGCGTAGTTGACCTGAGCGAGACTATCAACATCGTCCCGAACTCTTGGGGTCTGTTCAACCAACTGGGTATCTTTGATACTGAGCTGAAAGCACAGAAGCAAGTTCTGGTTCCTCGCACTGAGTGGGACGAAGGTCTGATTCCTGACCGCAACTGGGATGAGCGTAACAACGCTTCCAAAGGTCCGGCTCGTAGCTACCTGACTGCTTCCATCCCGCACTTCCCGCTGGATGATGCAATCACTCCTAACGACATCGACGGTGTTGTTGCTTGGGATAACGTTTTCGCTGGTATTCAGACTGAAACTGTAGCTTCCACCCGTATGCGTAAAATGATGCAGATGCGTATGAACCACGCTCTGACTCTGGAATACGCTCGTGCTCAACTGATTACCACTGGTGGCGTTTATGCTCCGAGCGGTACTTTGCGTACTTCCTATGGTTCGACTATCAACTGGTACAACGAGTTTGGTGTTACCCGTACCGAACTGACTATGGACCTGAGCAACCAAGCTGTTGATCCGCTGGTTGATGTTGAGCCGATCATCGCCGCTGTTCAAGATGGTCTGCAATCCGGTGCTGTGGTTGAAGGTTTCATCGCTGTTTGCTCGCCTGAGTTCTTCAGCGCTCTGATTACCCATCCGTTCGTTACCGACGCTTACAAGTACTATGCTCGCGAGCAAGGTGCAGCTATCCTCAGTGGTCGTCTATCTGGTGGTCTGGGTCTGGATGCTCGTTACCGTTCGTTCGATTTCGGCGGCATTCTGTTCGTTGAATATCGTGGTAGCCACAACGGCGTACAGTACATCCCGGCTGGCGATGCCTATGTCTTCCCGCGTGTTGCTTCGCAAGCAATGTTCAAGACCTACTTTGCTCCGGCTAACCGCTTCAGCTCGATCAACCGTACTGCTCAAGAAGCTTACTGGTTCGAGTACATGAACGAGAAGGATGACTTCATCGAAATCATGTCCGAATCCAACTTCATGAACGCCGTTCTGCGTCCGCAGGCTCTGGTTCGTGTAAGCATTGCCCCGTAATCGGTGATTATATAGAGGGATCGTTTGGTCCCTCTTATATTCTTGAAGGAGAATAAAATGGCTGTTACTGCTGTTGTTGGTGCTGGTTATATTCCTGCAATCAACTCCCTTGTTGCACAAATTAATGCCGGTGATGCCTTGGCTGTAATGCCGAATCAACCTGATTCTACTGCTGTAGATGTTGCTGGTATTGTAGCTGATTTTAACCTGTTGCTGGCTGCTCTGAAGACTGCCGGTTACATGGAACCTGACGCTTAAAAATAGGGCAGCTTGTCTGCCCTCCTTCTTTTGGAGAGCAATATGGACCCTATTTTAGCTGTACGTCTTTTGATTGGTGATGTTCCTACTTCACCTTTCTACCAACTATTTACAGACGAAGAGATTCAAGTCTTTCTGGATTTGAATAGCGGAAACATTCAAGCTGCTGCACGAATGGCTGCAATCTCTGCCTCTATGCAATTAGCTGCTTGGAGTACGCGCGAGCGTACCGGTGATATCGAAGTATGGTCTTCGTTGTCATCGAACTACCTCAAAGCTCTTGATTACCTAATCAACAACCCCACTGGTAATATTCCAAACGGACTTATGCCTTGGGCTGGCGGGATTAGTAAGAAAGAGGTTTGTCAGAATAATCGTAACCCAGACGTTGTGCAAAATCCTTTGGAGCACATCTTTACTTGTGACTCTGATGATTACTGCAATACAAACGGATGTGGTTGCTAGGAGAGATAAATGCTTAAGCCACAATTTCTCCTGACTAATAAAATACCAGTTTCAATTGAGCGTAGAGGTCAAGGTTACTGGGACTTCGGTGAATGGGTTGAAGGTGAGCCAATCACTGTAATTCGTGAAGTTAATATCCAACCTTTAAAGCCCTCTGAAATCCTACAGATGCCTGAAGCTGATCGTACACGAGAATGGTACAAAGTCTACTGTGCTGAAGACCTTCGCACTATAC